ACATTAACTCTAATACAATTTTTCATTGATAACTCTGCACATGCAAGTAAACCATCAGGTGTGCAAGGAACTTTAACTGTACATGAATTAGGAAACTTAGTAGCAAGTCTTATTCCTTCTTCAATCATCTCATTAGAATCACCAACAACTTCCATGCTGATGTCATGCAATCCAATGTCCTGTATCTCCTGATACACTTCCTCAGGATCTCTTCCACTTCTACGAATTAAAGTTGGATTTGTTGTGACACCATCAATTAATCCTGTACCATGGTACTTTCTGATTAAGTCTGTATCTGCTGTATCTAAAAAAATCTTCATGCTTTCAAGTCTGTTGTTCATATGATTAGGTTTTGATTATATATTAACATCCATCATCATTTTCCGCACAATGAATGCGAATTATTTCATCTTCCTCACTTAAGGATTCTTTTGTATCCTTTTCTTCCTTTTCCTTATTCTTTGATTCAGTCATCGTACTTCAAAGTTAAGTTTTTTGATTTTTCTTTTACTTCTTTTTTCTTGCCATTCAAGATCTTCAGAAGTAAGACCATCTGGTTTCTTCTTATTTACGCCAGAAACAATGACAACTTTAGATAAATCAACAGCAGTTACTGTTTCATCTATAAGTGTCATCTTATTTACACATTTACAAGCTTGCAACTTGGGTGAAGATTTTAATTCAACTCCACACACTTTGCATCTCACAGTTAACATCACTGTACATCAAATAGTAAAGAGGGAGGTTGGATTCCTGTGTACCAACAAAGAATGGGCATTACTACAGTAGTAAAAACATCCTTGCCTGAGACCTGACTGGTTGAGTCAGTTCTACTTTCGTAGCAGCACCACCTGTGTCTCATCACCTTAACCAGCAGTTGCCAGTAAGTTTATTCAGTCACTCCCATGTTGCGTCCAACATTATTAATATAACACACTACTATTTAGTTGTCAAGCGTTTCTCTTAATTTACGAATTGAACCCTTTAAATTATCAAACATCTGTTCTACTGTTGCACCTCTAGGCATACCCATCTGTCTGAGTGACTCTCTCATATTCTCTGCAACTAACAATGCATCTTCATCATCAGAAATTTTACATCTAAAATACATGAGTTTTTGTTTCTCTAACAACTCCTCAATCAAGTCAAGTTGTTCTGACTCATCCTCCTCAAATCCTGTGACAGGAGAAAAAGCTGTATCAATGATACTATTTGTGATTAGATCTTGAAGTTCCTTGATCTCTTCAAGACTGGCTTGAACCATTTCTGAATCAAAAAACTCACTGCTAGAATCAAACTTCATTTAACTACAATCTCCTTGAGGGTTTGTTTGTATTTTGTAAGGTTAATATTATTTAACAAAAATGGTTTGTATTTGTCAAGTTTCATACTGACGGTTTTCCATACAAAGTCATCTAACTTGTCATCAAAGTCTTTTTTGTATCCAAGCATACCATCGAGTATCACTAATGTTTCTGTTGTAATATTTTTCTTTAAGTGTTCTTTGATGATGATGGGATGTTTACCATTCTTACATTCAAACAAAGAGTTAAAATCGTTGTCATTACAAATCTGCATCATCTCTTGTTTGAAAAGATAATTCAAACTCTGTATTTTCTTTTTCCAATCATTATATTTGTCTTCGCCTGTCTCTATAATCTCTCCTATCCACATTCTTTGGGGATCATCACATTGAGAGAATATAGCAGTGAAGTAATCTACAATATCTTCATCTTTCTTTTGACGAGACATCTTTTCAAAAAAATATTTGTCTTTTCTCTTATTAAATGATGTGGTGGTTGCATTTGTCTTTCCACCATACTTAAAATAATCAAAGTTATCCTTCGTAAAATGATTCTTGAATGCTAGATAAGTTCTGTAGCAATCAAAACCAGTCATAAGGGCAGTTTTGCTCTTGAGGTACGTTTGAGATAGTTGAGTTCTGTCGCTTCCCATTTCAACTTCTCCTTAAGTGGTTTTGAAATGAGTTTGGGAACGGATTCAACGTCAATGGCATTTTGTTCACAATAATGTACGATAGCATCAATATAACCTAGATTGTCATCTTTGACAATAGCCTCTATGTCCTGTGCAAACTGTGCTGAACAGAGAAACTTTTCTTTAAGTGCTTTGTTGATGTCACCCATTAACCACCATTCGGTTTTTGATAAATTCTTTAACATATTTCACAAGTAATTTAATGTAGTCACCTTTGTTTCTTTTATCATAAACCTTAACCTCACCGTTTGGTGTGACCATGATTGTGATAAGTTTTTGGATAGGAATTCCAGTCAGTTCATAATACATACAGGCATATGCAACCTCTTGAACAAAGTATTGTTCAATCCATGCTTCTGGTTTAATCTTCTTCGAGGTCTTAAAATCAATAACAGCGAGTCCACCATCGTATTCAGCGATGCAATCGACTCTTCCTGCCAGACCAAGGTATTCAGAATAAAGTGTGCGTTCTATTGCGTGTATCTTTCCTATCTTGTCTAAACTAGACTTAGCACTGTGAAACATAAACTGAGTCAGTGGTTGGTAATCATTCCAATCTAACTCTTTGTTCTCAAGATAGGCTTGTGCAGCTTCATGAAAGTCCGTACCACGCCGAGTTGCCTCTTTTGTGACACGATCTGCTTCTTCATTCCCGACTCTCTTTCTCCATTCACGAAACACCTCTCGATTATAGAAACTAGTAACAGAGGTGATAGAAGGAACCCATTCATTGCTGGGTAACTTATATAGGCGAAGTCCGTCGGTCTCTTTTTTCTCTAATTCTAAATCACCTAAGTGATTTTCAACAATAAACATTACATACCCATGGCCATTTTTTTAACAAGATATTCTCTCACAAGGCCAGAACGAACGATATCATTGACATTAAATTCTATCATTGCAAAGTCTTCAGGCATTTGTTCGATTATCTTCATGAAGTCAAGAATGCCATTCTTCTCGTTGGTTTTTTGTAAGTCTGTTTGACTTGCATCACCACAGAACATGATTTTAGCATCCTCTCCTACTCTTGTTATTATACTATCTAATTCATGAAAATTCAAGTTTTGTGACTCGTCAACTAACACAATCGCTTGGTCAATCGTTGTTCCACGAATAAATGATGTACTCCAGAACTTGATGGTATCCTGTTGTTTTAGATTACCATATAACATCTCAAAGTCTGCATCAGTAGGCATCTGAAACATATACTTCACCATGTTCTTGTATGGTATCTGATACAAGAAAGACTTGTCCTCATGATCGCCAGGCAAGAATCCAATCTCTCTAGTTGATACAAGAGATCTTACAATATAAAGTTGATTGTAAGGTGTATGTGGATCTAAAATATCTTTCAACGCAAGATATAATGCAACGAAGGTTTTACCTGTTCCAGCAGCACCATAGGCGAAAATATTTTTACCCTCTTTGTAACTTTCAAAGAGTGTCTTTTGGTTATCTGTAATAGGCTCAATCTTGTTTAGTAGATCGGCATTGATAGGTCTTTTTCTCTTCATCTGTTTCGCAGTCATTCCCACTCCGATGGGAGAATCTTTTTTTCTTGCCATTACTTATTAATCTTTTTAACTCTTGAGCCAGGAGATTTAGATGCCTTGTATAGAACATCATTCCAACTAGGATTCTTTGTGATTAGTTTGTCTCTCCATTCACCAACCTCTCCGAGGCCAGCAACTCCAGCATTCCAATCTTTGTCCCAGTCTGGATTATCATCTCTCCAGTTAGAATACTCAACCATAGTCATTGATAATTCTTTTTTCTCGCCAGTTTCTTTGTGAATAACAGGGTATGTTGGCATAAGTTTTAACGTTTTGTAATATTATTTAGATTAACTCTTGGAAAAGGCCTTCTCGGCATATGACCTGAGATAATCTTGGAAACCTTGTTCGATTCCACCTACATTATCATGTTCATCGCACCATATGGTGGCGAACTCATAGACAGCTCTTGTGTGTTCTTCTAAGTGGTGTGTAAGGCATCGAAAGCAAGCTGCTCTTAGTAACAACTTCTCTTCTGAGTAACGGGGGTCATCACTGTTACCCGTCATCATCCTCAAATACTTCATCATAGTCTGTAATGTGGTTGACGATATCGTCGTAGTTTAGGTTTAATCTATACGCCTCTTCATCGGAGTATATTTCACATTCTAACGCATTTACGACATTTTTCAAGTCCTTGACCATAACCTTTAACTTATCTCTGTCCATTAGAGTGGCCTCCCATGTTTATCGACTAGTCCGAGTTTTTTGACCTGAGATATATTTGATTTTTCTTTCTTCTTTATCTTCTTATATTGTTTCATGATTTTGTCAACTTCGTCTTTGAAGACTTTGACTTTGAGTTTCTTTGCTTCTTCTGAAGTGACAAAACCCAATCCCTGATCACTTTCTTTTCTCTGTTTCTCTTCCAAAAATTCGTTGATTCCAAGTTGAAGTTCTCCCTCTATGATGTCATTAATTTGTTTACGGAGTTGTTCCTCGTTCATGAGTTTCTCCTGACTCTCTTCTTTGGTTTAGTTGGTGCCTGTGCAGCACCCCATATCTTTGGATTCACAGTTCCAGGCCCATATCTGATATCTACTATTGAACCCGCTCCAAATTTATCATAGTACATATCAAAAATATTTACCTTTGCGTGACACCTCACAAGATCATTACGAACTGCATCACCGATTTTATAAGTCACGATGTAAGCATCAGAGGGTAGAGTCTTATCACTCATCTCTTCTTGATTGCAGTTCTCTTTAACAAGACTTGTTGAATACTTACTGTTCAAGTCCTCTTTTTCTTTTGGTGTCCAATACGCCTCAGACATCACTTCATCTCTAGTTTTGGTTTTTGCCATACTAACTTCGATTACCCCATTGTATATCGGGGAATGCCTCTTCAACCACTGCACGAGTCAACTTATATTTACTTTTTAGATTTTTATCCTTGACCAAGCAAATAATTTCTGCTTCGTCTGGATGAAGACCTTCTAAAAGTTGCATAAAAAGTTGTTCTCTTTTCATAGGTCGAAGTGCATCATTCCCACCTTTAACAAAATTATACAACTTTTTCCACTCATATGCAAGGTGTAGGTGTTCGGTTCCAGCAGGCGCTTCGTTTTTATTAAACGGAACATCACCATCTGGAAGCATCGACTTCACAGATTCATCAAAGTTCCAAATCAAAACAGATTTAAGATGTAGAGATTCATACTGTTTAAGTGTTTGAATCTTCTTTGCTTTTGTTTTCTGTTTTGATACTAATCCCAATACCTCACTTAAAAGAGGATTCCTTGGTAATCTATTTTCTCCTAATGTAGGATGTGTCGTAGTCATAATTCGTCGTCAATTTCACTATCAAAATTTAAGTTTTCAAATCGAAAGGCAATGATTTCATCTGGAATAACGTTACCTTTGAGATCATACATCTCAGGATGCATCTCAGAGATATCATTTCTTTGTTGATGTTCTTTGTATAACCATCCTATTATACCACCAACAAAGAGAAAAAGCACTGATATTAAAGTGCCGAGAGTTAGAGCGAGTGTTAACACATTACCTCTTGTACTTGATTTATTTAGTTCTAGTTTTACGTCTCCCTCTTCTTCTCTCTTTTTCATATCTTTGAGCATCCTCCAAAATTACATTGAAGTAGTCTCGAATCTTTCTTGCCTTTGGTTTTCCAAGATGACCGTAGGCTTCTCTTAGAATTTGATGTTCACCATCTTTTCCACCTTTGATGTACTCATTCAAATCATCGATGAAATCAGTTAATTCTTTTGCAGTTGAACTTCCAATAAATTCTTTCGCTCCAACTCCTGTTGTTTTACAGGACTTCATAAAGTCATAAAATTTTAAATGAAATTTCTGTTCCTCAAATGCAACATCAATTGCTTTATCGACGATTGTGTAAATGTCTTCCATTAAATAATACCTTGACTTTGTAAGTAATGTAAGGTGTCTTTACACCCACCCACATGTTTATTATCAATCTGTACTTGAGGAAAAGTTGCACCTTCTCCAAACTCAGCGTAAAACTCTTTGCGTGTAAAGTCTTGTCCGTATTTGTATTCAACAAAAGGAAAGTTACAAGCATTCATTAATTGTTTTACTCTGTCACACCATTGACAATTATCTTTAGAGTACAAAACTGCTTCATGAAGTTTTTCCATTAGTCCTCCTCAAACATATTATTACGAATTTCAAAGTTGTCAAGTCCCTCTACTTCAGAAGGCTCTTGTGAATAATGTAATCCATCATTTCCGTTTTGTGCGATGACATTCATTCTGTGTGTCGTTTCTTCCTCATCCCAAAGTTCATGAATCTTTTCAATGTCAGCGTCAACACTTCTCATTGTGTTTTCAACTTTAACATTAACCCATACTTTTTTGAGATACTCAATAAGTCCTAACGCAAGAAAAGAGATGGGGAACTTTTGTTTGTTCGCCCACCTCTCAGCCTTTGCATACCAAGGGTCTACACCCTCACCAAATTGTTTTTCAAATTTTACTCTTGGTGTAATCATTTAAATTTTAAGTACGTTTACTGCTTCCCAATCTTTTTGAAAAAGATCTAAACCTTTGTCAGTTAGAATATGATTGTACATCTTTTCAAATACTGATGGAGGCATGGTAACGATGCCTGCACCATATTCAAAAGACTTACTCACACTACCCACGTTTCTTATTGATGCGGATAGAATCTCTGTGTCAACAAAATTATATAGTCTTGACTGTTCTTCATATATGTCCGCAATCTCTTTGATTAAATTCAAACCATTAAAAGAATTATCGTCAACTCGACCCACGAAAGGCGAGACGTAGGCAGCGCCTGCCTTCGACGCCAAGACCGCTTGGGCAGCACTAAAGATCAAAGTCACGTTTACTCGAATTCCCTCCTTTGAGAGGAGTTTACAACCCTTCAGGCCTTCGGGTGTACAAGGAACTTTGATTGTTGTGATTTCACCAAATTTCTCTTTGAGTCTACGACCTTCTTTGAGAAACTCATATGAATCATCTGTCACAATCTCCATACTAATATCATCAACACCAAGAAGTGCAATCTGTCTATAAACTTCCTCTGGGTCTTGACCACTCTTCTTAATTAAAGTTGGATTTGTTGTGACACCATCAATCAATCCAGTTCCATAATATTGTCCTATCAGGTCTACGTCTGCTGTGTCTAAAAAAATTTTCATAAAAAATGAGAGGATTTTGTCCTCTCAAAGTATCACAAATTTATATGGTTGTCAATATTTGTAATCAGATACAAACAAAGATTCATTTGATACACCTTCTTCAGAGTTTGCATAAAGTCCACATGACGCCTCTGAATTTGCTCTTGCACGTTCAAGTAATGCAATGTGTCCAGCCTTACCATCAACACCACCCCACGCTCTTAGACATGAGTGTTGTAATGCACGACCAAATGAGAACGATAGATTCCATGGCACATTTGAACAAGTCATTGCAAAATGTTGCATCTCATTTAGATAGGTTGATGCTTGGTCTTCACTTAGTCCACCAGATAAGAACACGATACCAGGCACGGCAGCTGGAACACATCTAAGTAAAGTCTCAACTGTCATCTTTGCAACTGTCTCTGCATCATCTTCTGGCGCATCACTTCCAGATACTGTCATGGATGGTTTGAGTAGAGTTCCCTCTAGATACACACCGTTCAGATGGCATGCCTTATAAACTTCGGTGATGACACGTTGTTGAACCTTTGATGTAGTTTCAATACTATGATTTCCGTCCATAAGTATCTCTGGTTCAATAATAGGAACTAGTCCAGCCTCTTGAACTGCACGAGCATAACGTGCAAGACCCCATGCATTTTCCTGTATCGCAAGATCAGATGGCCCATCCTCTGTAATCTGTAGAACTGCTCTCCACTTAGCAAACCTTGCACCTTGAACATAATAATTAGACGCTCTTTCTGTCAATCCATCTAGACCAGAACAATATGTTTCATGTTCTAACGCACCAACCAAAGGTTTCAGTCCTGTATCAACTTTGATGCCTGGAATGATTCCCTGTTTTATAAGTTTGTCAACCATACTATCTCCATCAACATGATTCTGATAGAGTGTCTCTTCATTTAAAATTGCTCCACTAATATATTTTCCTAAGTCTGGTGTGGTAAATAACATTCCACGATACGCTTGTCGATTCTCTTCTGTGTTCTCTACGTTGATGTCAGACAATCTTTTTCCAATTGTCTTTGTAGATTCATCAACAGCAAGAATACCCTTCTTAAATTCTGACAGTTTATCTGCTGTCTCTTTTAACTTAACCTTGTAGTAGTCTAATGTCATGTTCTTAATATTTCCTTCATTATTTATTATACACAAAAAAAGACCCCTGTAAAGGGGTCTTGAGTAGTTCCGATTGTAGAGATCTCACGAAAGGTCTCAATCGTATTTATTAACCGATTGTTGGTGCAGTTAAAGCAACTGTAGAAGACTCAGCAGATGCTAGGTCTAATGGGAAGTTGTGTGCATTTCTTTCATGCATAACTTCCATACCTAAGTTTGCTCTGTTTAGAACATCACCCCATGTAGGAATGATCTTTCCGTTAACATCAACAACTGATTGGTTGAAGTTAAATCCATTTAGGTTGAATGCCATTGTACAGATACCCATAGAGGTTAACCATACACATACAACTGGAAATACTGCTAAGAAGAAGTGTAGAGATCTACTGTTGTTGAATGATGCATACTGGAAGATTAATCTACCGAAGTATCCATGAGCAGCAACAATGTTGTATGTCTCCTCTTCTTGTCCGAACTTATAACCGTAGTTCTGGGACTCATCCTCTGTAGTTTCTCTGATTAGAGATGAAGTAACTAAAGAACCGTGCATTGCACTGAAGAGACTACCACCGAACATACCTGCAACACCAGCCATGTGGAAGGGGTGCATTAGTATGTTGTGCTCTGCTTGGAACACGAACATAAAGTTGAACGTACCAGAGATTCCTAGAGGCATACCATCAGAGAAAGATCCCTGACCGAATGGGTATACTAAGAATACTGCAAAGGCAGCAGATACTGGAGCTGAATATGCTACACAAATCCAAGGTCTCATACCTAGTCTGTATGATAATTCCCACTGTCTGCCCATGTAAGCAGAGATTCCAATTAGGAAGTGGAAGATAACCAATTGATAAGGACCACCGTTATACAACCATTCATCAACAGTTGCTGCTTCCCAGATTGGGTAGAAGTGTAGTCCGATAGCGTTTGATGATGGAACAACTGCACCAGAGATGATGTTGTTACCATATAAGAAAGAACCCGCTACTGGTTCTCTGATTCCGTCGATATCGACTGGAGGTGCTGCTATGAAAGCAACGATGAAACATGCTGCTGCTGTGAGTAAGCATGGAATCATTAGAACACCAAACCAACCAACATAAATTCTGTTGTTTGTTGATGTTACCCACTCGCAAAATTCTGGCCAACCTGCTAGGAGACCTTTGCTGCGGGATTGAGTTGAAAGAGTTGTCATTAGTAAGACGTTAAGTAGGGCATCAAGGGTAGATGCGAAACTTATTTCCAGTAATCCCTCACTACTGGATATGAAGACGTAATTTATCCTCCCATAGGTCTTGGTTAGCGGGAGTGAAATGTGTTAAAAGAAACACCTTCCGTTATTTATGTTAACAAATGTTTACATAAATGGCAAGTATCATAGGATACAATACCTAAAGTTAATTTAAAATAGTAATAAATAAAACTAGGAATATTGTATATTACAATGAAAAGATTTTTACCGATATTATTATTGACTGGATTTAGTTCCCCTGTGATGGCTGATATTACACACAAACTATCAAGCAGTGTTCAGCTACAAGTAAACGCCGCAGCCACTCAGGTTGAGCGAATTGGCAGTTCTTGGAGTGTCTCTGGAAACGGTGTGGACACGACTGATGGAACAACAGTGAACACAGTCTCTGCTGGCACAATCACATCAGGTGTTATGTCGCCAGGCACAATTGCTGCAACACAGGATGTTCCAGGCGCAAGTTTCAGCTACTCTGCTACATACATTCAAGGCGACGCAGTATCACAATCTGCACCAACAGTCGGCACTGTAAGTAACTTCTCAGATCAAGTATCTACAGCATCTGGTACAGCAGGCGATCTTGCTGGAACAATCACCACAGCGGGAGTTATGACAATAACAGCTGGCGGGGCAGGTACTAGTGCCACTGGCCAATTTGTAAATGAGCTCACCGTTCAATGATAAATGACTTCCTTGATAACTTGGCAGCACAACAATATCTTAAAATACATAACCATAAAGAAGAGACTTGCGATGGTTGTGGTTGTGTCTGCCCTTGCGAATGTCCCGACTGCGATGTCTGTTCCTGTGGTGCCTAATTTCACTCAAGGCTCAATGACGAGCACCACGGAAACGACTTCCACCGTGACAGAGACCATAAATAGTATGAGCTATGACACTGGCTATCAGTATGTCATAACGGGCACAAATATACAACACGATGGAAATACTATTTCTGCACCATCCTCAACAGGAAATAGTAATACACTGAATGGAGTGACTTCAACATGGACAGGATTGGATTTAGACAACAAGCCAAACTTCACATTAACAACACCAGGCGCCGCCTTTCAATTTACAGAAAGTTATTCTGGGCCAGGCCTTTCAAATCACACAATAATACAGAGAGAAACCACTATCCAAAGCGTAACAAACACAACAAGCGTGTTCAGCAACTGATTGCACTTTGTTTAGTTGGAACATCAACACCTACGTTTGCGAGTGACATAGGTGGTGTATCGGCGACAGCGAATCCAGTGGCAAATTCCTCTGGCTCGGTTACGAATCAAGCTATACAGGTGCTACAGGGGCCGTATATAACTAACACATATGGAAATGGGATACAGTGTCAAGGCCCGACCATGAACGTTACTCCCTTCCTCACTGGAAATATTGCCATAAAGCGGCCGTATGAAGATTATTATATGGATCCAGTGTACAACAACGTTGACGCCAATGATGATGATGTGCCAGACAATCCAGGCGAGATACTCTATTATATTCCAACAAGAACAGGACAGAAAGATAGTAGTACAATATCTCTTGGCGTGTCTGCAACTTGGTCGAAACCTTTAGACAAAGAATTACAAGAACAGTGTAAACAGGCAGCGCAGGCAAATATTAATTACATGGTGCAAAATACTGCAAACAAGAGATTAGACTTTGAGATTGCAAGACTTAAAAATTGTGGCGAATTAATGAAAGCGGGCATTATGTTTCATAAGAACTCGCCATACTTTGCTGTATGTGCTGATGTCGTTTTGGTAAATCCGCCAGGCACACTTCCAAATCACAGTCATACAATCACACCAAATCCATTACCAAATGGTAATGCAAGTGACTTAAAAGAAATATCAATCGGTAATCCTTAATTTATTCATTTTATATTTCTTTGCAACTTGATCAGGAGTTTGCTTTTCTTTCTTCTTTTCTTTTCCTAACTTCTTTTGTATGAAAGAGGTTAGTTTTTTTATGACTGGTTTTATAATTCTCAATAATAATGGTGTTGCGGCAGCACCCGCTGTGGCCAAAACTGCAATCGCTACAGTTGTAGTTGACTGATTTACAGATGGCAAGAATTTTTCAACTAAGGTAGTGTCCTCATATAATGTCACACAGGTTTTACCATCAGCACTCAGTTCATGACCAGTGACTCTCTCATCACCTGACTGTGTAATATCTCCAACTCTTAATTGGCCAGGGCCTGGGCAAGCTACCTCTTCTTCTGTATCTGGTATTGCATCAGGTGTAAATTCTGGTGGAGTAGGTGGTGGTTCTACAGGTGGTGGTGGAGTTTCTCTTGTGATTATTAAATTTTCTGGTTGATAATCCATCGCATCATATGATGGATACTCACCGTGCGGGCATAATACTGTTGAACCTTTTGGATCTTGATTTACCAGATCTTTATCAAAAGGTAGATTACTTACATGATCTTTATTATCTTTGTGCATATTCACACAACCAGGCATATCTACAATAGGAAAACCTATTTGTAGAGTTACTGGTAGATCATTATTAGGAATGGAAGGGATTCCGTATATCCAATCACTCTGTTTTACTTGAGGGATGGTTACGTTTGGAATACCAATCTCTTCTATCGGTTCCACTAGAGTGATGGAATACCTAATCCAACACCTTCAGGCATAACAGGGCCTGTTGACTTGGGTATCATATCAGAAAGTCCACCACCAATGTCAGGCATAACTGATTCCATTACTTTGCCTTTAATGTTTTCGATGATTGCATCCTTCCGTACATATACATAACCAACAGTACCCACGACGGCGATAGATACAACACCACTAGCAATAGCGATTCCATTTACGATTTTCTGTAACATAATTTTAAGGGTTGTCTTCGTTATTTAGTTCTGTTCTATGTTGCCATGTTTGACCACTATCAGAACCTACACATGGATTGATACACTTGACCACTCCACTTTTGTATTTGAACATTTGATTACATACTAACCCAGCCAAATCATGAGGGCAACCCTCCTTTCCGTTTGACCAGTATAGTTGTCCATCTATCCAGTGTGCATCACACTCAGGACATAAGGCGTTATTCAGTGAGTGTTCCACGAGCTCTCCGAAGTTGTCTTAGTTCTTCAAAGTCTTTTTGTTTTGTGCCACCATCATATGGCCACGCATATCCCTCTCCAATCATTTCTTCATTAAGCGACAGGTTTGAATCCCCGATATAAAGCCAGCCAAGAAGACGGCCGTATTTACCGACGCCACCAACAAGTTCAGTCCTAATAGTAAGCTCATCGTCACCGTCAATAGCGCCTTCCAACTTGTCTTTAAGCCAGTTAGTTGCGTCAATACCAAGTGCTTTCTCCTCTAAATCTCTTGTGCGTTTCTCTGGTGTATCAACACCAGCGACTCTCACTCTTTCTTTTTTGTAGAGATCAAATCCTAAGTCTATTGTAACATCTATTGTGTCACCGTCAACTACTCGATTGATTTCAGTCACTCGAAAGTTGTAACAACTCTTGCGACTCGGTGGAACCATTGCTCCCATTTTCAAACTCCATCAGTGCTTTATTTATAGCGTCTTCGGGATCGGTCATATTTTTTTCTCTCTCGTTTGTCTTAATATACTCGATTGCTCTGTAAACATTATTCCAATGATCCTCATCAACCTCTAACT